ACAACCACCAACTATCGGCATCCCTCCTTTCATATTTCCAAACCCCGCCTTCTTTATTGAGCAAGCAACAAGAACATCATTATTAGCGGCAAACCGATTAAACGCAGGAGTTGCAATAGGTTCAATAGGAATATCCGCAGGAACAGGTATTGCAGGAATTAATAGTGCTTTCAAACAAAAAGAAAAGAAACAATTTGGAGGAATATTACAAGGACCTTTACATCAAAACGGAGGTATAACAACTCCTTATGGTGAATTAGAAGGAGGAGAATATGTTGTTAATAGAGCATCAACAATGATGTTTAGACCAACATTAGATAGGATTAATGGACTTGGTGGTGGAGTTGGAGACTTGACTACTACGGGAAATAGTAATACATTGAATGGTAATTATCAACCAATCATTAAGACCTATGTTGTAGCATCAGAAATGTCTTCACAACAAGAAACTGATAGAATAATAAAAGAAAGGAGTTTATTTTAATACTTATATAATATGAAAATAGTTGAATTACTAATAGATGAAGATGAAAGTTTAGCGGGTGGTGATGCAATCGCACTCGTAGAACAACCTGCTCACGAGAGCAATTTTTACGCCTTTTCCGCAGAACAATTATTGTTCGGTGATGAAAATAAAACTACCATAACATTATCAGAAGAGCAAAGTGATATGGTATTAGAAGAGTTTGAAAAGGTAGGTATAACACACAGAAACTTTTTAATGGGAGGATATGTTGTTAAAGATGTAAAAGCACTTGGAAACATTAATGTTAATCTATTGAAGGAAACTTTTGGTAGTATTAGTATTGGTAGAGGTTATGAACCTGATGCTGATAGAATGGGAAAATCACTTTTGGATTATCAAGATGGTATGGGTAAATATAAAGTTCGTTTCCGTTATGTCGCAAGACCAGGTCGTCCATCAATATTACCTACATCAAGAAAGTTTTGTAAAAGAATGATTGATAGTGATAAGGTATATACATTTGAGCAGATAGACAACACCATCAAAAACGGGTTTCAGGACACTTATCCTAACACTTGGGGTGAATGTTTCTTCAAGTTCGGAGGACCTAACTGCGGACATATATGGATTATGGTTACGTATCAAGAAGTGTTTAATGAAGACAACGAAAAAACATTGAAGAGAATAGCGTCAGAAAATAGAGGAAGGAAAGCACAGGAAGCAGGTAGTAATATGAACGAAAGAACATTAAACAATCCTAAACCTTCAACAAGAAGAAACGCAGGAGTAGGTCAATTCTCAAATGAGGTTTCATTTACCGCCTTAGATAAAGAAACATTCAAGGACGAACAAACAAAAAAACAATTATTAGCAGGACCTATATTAATCCCTGATAAATTAATTTATAGAAGAGAACCAATAACGGGTGGTGAGTATTATGTGTTTTTCAGTAAAAAGACAACTGAAAGTATAGCGTATAAGTATATGAAAGACAAATATGTGTCTAACGCAAATATAGAACATAACCCAAATGAACCTCTAAAAAATACTACATTAGTAGAAAGTTGGATTATCACAGACCCTGAAAATGATAAATCCCAACAATATGGTTATACATTACCAGTTGGAACTTGGTTTGGAATTGTAAAAATTGAAGATAAGGATGATTATGAAAAGTATGTTGAAAGTGGTGTCGTTAAAGGATTTTCACTTGAAGGATATTTTAGTTCTAAATTAGTTCAGTTTTATAACACCAAAATAGGTTATGACGAATATATATTAAATGAGATAGTTAAATTATTAAATGATTAGTATGAACGCATCAGAAAAATTAGAACAAATTAAAAACTGGTTATTCACTTGGAGTAAAGAAACATTTACAAAATACACATTACTTGATGGTAGTGTTGTAGTTGTTAATGGTGAATTGAAAGAAGGAGCAAAAGTTTTTAAGCAAAACGAAGATGATAGTATGAACCCTCTTGAAGATGGTGAGTATATATTAGCAGGAAGAACATTAAAAGTAGCAGCAGGATTTATCGGTTCAATATACACAGCCGATGAAATACTTGATAGTCCAAGTGTCCCGCAAAGAATAAAAGAAGAAATAAAACAAGAAAAAATGAACGAAACTAAATTAAAGTTTATGGCTGACGCCTTGGTTGATGGAACGGAAGTATCCATATCAGGAGACAAAATTGAAGCAGGACAAGATATTCGTATTATGAAAGATGGTGAAGAATTATTACCCCCATCAGGAGAACACGCGTTAAAGTCAGGTGTAATTGTTGTCGTTGATGAAACAGGAAAAATCGTTGAAGTGAAACCAATGGAAGAAGAAAAATTAGAAGATAAAATGAAACCAATGGAAAAAGAAAAAGAAGAAGAAAAAATGGGCGATAAGTCCATTGATGAAACTACCGATGGTAGTAGTAAGAACATTCAACAAGTAATGGCCGAGGTAATGGCAGCAGTTGAAGAACTTAAAAAGAAAATGGGCGAGATGGGAGACAACTATACTAAAATGAAAGAAGAGTTAGGTAAGTTCTCAAAACAACCAAAAGACGAACCAATTAAAAGAAACCAAGGTAATTACAATAATAATTATCAATTTGGTAGTGGAACAAACTCGAGAGTGGAAATGATTGAAAAAATGAGAAACTCACAATAATAAATAAAAAAAAATAAAAAAAAAATAAATGAGCAATTTAAAAAAATATAATTTTAGTTTTGATTTAACAGGACTACAATCTTATACAGAACAACGCACTAATCAATTAATTAGTGAAAGTATTTTAACAGGAGACTGGGCATCACAAGTTCAAGTTATTCCAAATGTAAAAGGAACACAAGAATTAAACGTATTGTCTTCTTCATTAACAGCGCAAGCAGGTGGTTGTGGATGGGCACCTTTCAGTGGTAATTCAACTACCTTCACACAAAAATCAATTACATCGGTAAAAAATCAATTCCAAGAGGAATTATGCACAGATGATTTAGAGTCATTTTGGTATCAAACATTATTGAAACCAGGTCAATACTACGATAGTCCTTCTGATATTCCATTTGAAGAATATCTTGTTAATTACAAGGTTCAACAAGTTAAGGAAGCAATTGAGTTGGATTTATTCCAAGCAACAACAGGAACTACAGGTTATGATGGTTTCTTGAAATTAACAGGAACAGGTTATACAGGTGATAATGTTACTTATGTAGCATCAGCATCAGGTGTAACTTCATCTGATATTGGTAATAGTGTTGATGCTTTAATCGCAGCTTTACCTGATGCAATCGCAGCAGCAAAAGATGGTATAGTAGCAATGTCTTGGAGTAACTTCCGTAAATACACAATTTGGGTGAGAGATAAAAACTATTTCTATCTTACAAGTCCTGGTGACGGACAGACAGGGATATTACATCCGGGTTCTAATTTTATGGTATTACCTGTGCACGGACTTACAGGTTCTAACAGAATATTTACATCAAAAAAATCTAACTTCTACATCGGAACAGATTTATTAACAGACTTCTCTTCATTCAAAATGTGGTATAGTATGGATAATCAAATCGTTCGTATGAAGTGTCAATATCGTATCGGTGCTCAAACAGGAGCGGACGTTATTGCATCAAATGGTTTAGCGTAATTATAAAAAAAAACAAAAGGGGTGAAAGTCCCCTTTAACAAAAATAAATAAAAAAAATTAAATATATATACAATGGCGTGTTCAGTAACCACAGCTTATTCTCTTGGGTGTAAAGGTGGAGTTGGAGGAATTAGGAGTCTATTTTTATTTAGTGATATTATTACAGGTGTAACTTATACATCAGGCGGAACCAACAATGAGGTGGTGTCTGATATAGCAGGAACAGGAACCTTGGTAGAGTTTCAACTTTATAGAGGCGGTAGTAATTTCGCTGAAACGATGGCGGCAGACCCTGCATCAGGGACAGTAGTTTATACACAAACAATTACTGCTTTATTCAGGGACTTCAATAGTCAATTAAGAAACCAATTTTCATTATTAGCAAAATCAGGGACAATACAAGCAATCGTAAGAACAAATAAAGATGAATATATTTTATTCGGTGTAGATTTTGACGGCGGAGACGCAACTGCAATTAACCTTGCAAGCGGAACTGCTTATACGGATAGACAAGGATATGATGTAACTTTAACTTTCTTACAACAAAATCCTTCATCTTTTGTTGAAGTAACGAATAATAACTTACAAGCGGCACTTACTGGTATTACAGTAACAGCGGCTTAATAAGAAATAAAAAACCAAAATAGGGTGGAGCACAAGTTCCGCCCTTTTTTTTAGATATGCTACACATACTTTATAATAATACTAACAATCTTGATGTAACGGTAAGTAATGAAAGTGAATTAGAGAACCCAACTTTTTTGTGGGTATTAACTAATTTAGAAACAAGAGATAAGATTTATTTCATTCCATATCCTTCGGATGTCCCTCACGCAGGGAGATTTGACACATTCACTTTTACAACATTTCCATTAGAACCAATAGTATTAACAGGTTCAACTTGTAATATTCATATCAAACAAGGACAACATACATATACAATATACGACCAAGTAAGTCCAACAAACTTAAATCCATTACTATCTAATAGTGTTGTAGAAACAGGATTAGGATGGGTGGAACAAAACGAATTATGTTATAGTTTATATAACGACCAAAAAAAAAACGCTGAGGCGGTAGTATATAATATTGATGATGAGATATGTTATGAAACATATTTAAGTGATAATGAAGACGCAGAAGGAGTTATTTCACTC